ACTCCGCAGTATTTTTCGGTGTATCAATTGAAGAGAACTGGAAAGAAATGTTATTGATATTGTTCGGAGCGTTCGTTGGTAATCTTAACAAGGTTGTTGATTACTGGTTTAACTCTGAGGACAGAGACAAGATGTTAATTCAAAAGGTTGATGAAGAGGACGGAACAGTATTGTCTAATGTTGCGGAATACCCAACAACACCAAGACCACCACAAGAACCAGTTGTTATAGTTACAAAAGTTAAAGAAGAAACTCCTGTGGTTGTTGAAGAACCAATTGTTTATACTGAACCTGAAGTATATGAGGAACTAATCGTTGAGGAATACCCAACTGAGGAACCAACACAAGAAGGTGAAGAAAATATCTAATAAATTAAGATAGTATTAAAAACCCCACTCTTTCAAGTGGGGTTTTTCATTTTTAATATCCTGTTGATTCAGTTTCCCAAACCTCTTCGTTAAGTTTTTTATTTAATTCGTAAGCTCTAGCTAAACGAGTCATTCCTATTCCACCACCAAATCGTGGGAAGAAATCATGTGATAAAAACTCTTCCAATTCTTTTTCAACTCTTTCTTTACCGAATAATTCAAACAACTTCTCAGAATAACCACCATTTTCTATCGTGTAGAAGTTATTTCTCATTTCTTCAACATTGGAACTTCTTTCTGCGGAACCTATAGTTTCCTGACCAAACAATATTACATCAACTTTGTTGAATATTTTGTTTTTACCTTCTCTCATATTCCAAAATGGATTTGTTCTGTATGGAAAGTTCTGTAGAGATACTACTGAACCTTTCTCTTCCCACATTCTTGTCTCGTGTTCGTTCTCTAAAATTTGAACCCCACCATATTCTTCACAAACATCATCATAATTCACTTCAACCGGGTTATTAAACCCAAGATAATCTAAAAGTTCCGATTCAAGTTTTAACATTTCTTTCATTCCACCTTTTGATTCGAATTCAAACATAGGGAAAATCATTTCGTGACGACCTGGTATTGGGTCTTTCTCTTGTCTATAAGACGTTGAAATACAATATACACCGTCCCATTCAGGATTCTTAAGAAGTTCGTATTCTAGCCACATTTGACCCGTCTGTGGTAGTGGCCAAACCTCCCCCTGATAATTAAATGTTGTTATTGAGTGTGGATTTTCACAAGCTGCCAAGATTGACAATCTTGATTGGGTTGGAACTTCTTTAAATCCTTTGTTTTGGAAGAATGTTCTCATCTTTTGAACTAACTCGTTGTAAGTTTCTGTGTTTTTCATTTTTTTGTTTTTTTTTATTTTATTTATTAAAAGGGCAAAAAAAATCCTCCCGAAGGAGGATTATTTATATATTTTCTAAATTGGTATTTGTCATTTTGAAATAAATATGTGATATTTTTGAAAAATAAATGATTTAACATGATTTTTACATTATATTTGTAAAAGAAATATGAAATTAATATTAGCAATGTTAGTGGGGGCACTCGCTCAAGTACTAACTTTCTTACAACTACAAGGAAGATGGAAGTTTGAGTGGATGAAAAATCATCAGTGGTTGGTCGTGTTAATGGGTATTCCTATATCAATATTATTTATGACATCGGTTGGTTTGATGGTTCAACATTTTAATGGTCAGTTGTGGCCATCTAGATTAATAGGGTTTGTGATTGGAACAATAATGTTTACAATTATGTCAACTACATTATTTGGGGAACCGATAACAATTAAAACTGGTGTGTGTTTAGTATTGAGTTTAATGATATTGATGGTTCAGTTGTTTTGGAAATAAGTACCATTATCTCAGTTTGATTTATATGACAAAATGTCATGTTTTTTGTTTTGGCACATTGTTTAATAATCGGGTTCGGACTTGACTCCATAAAATAAAATTCATATAATTAAACAAAAATTAATTAAACTATGGGAAAAATAATAGGTATTGACCTTGGAACAACTAATTCATGTGTTGCCGTAATGGAAGGTAACGAACCAGTTGTTATTACAAACAGTGAAGGAAAAAGAACCACCCCTTCAATTGTAGGATTCTTAAATGGTGGTGAGAGAAAGGTTGGTGACCCGGCTAAACGTCAGGCGGTTACTAATCCTGATAAAACTATTTCATCTATCAAGCGTTTCATGGGAAGTAGCTTTGATGAAAGTAAGGGTGAGGTTAAACGTGTTCCCTATAAAGTGGTGAACAGTAAAGGAACTCCTCGTGTTGAGATTGACGGTAAGGAGTATTCTCCACAAGAAATTTCAGCAATGGTTCTTCAGAAGATGAAACAAACTGCTGAAGATTATTTGGGTTCAGAGGTAACTGAGGCGGTTATCACAGTTCCGGCTTACTTTAACGACGCTCAACGTCAGGCTACAAAAGAGGCTGGTGAGATTGCGGGATTGAAGGTGATGAGAATTGTTAATGAACCAACTGCGGCGGCACTTGCTTATGGTCTTGACAAACAATCTAAAGAGATGAAGATTGTTGTGTTTGACTGTGGTGGTGGAACTCATGACGTATCAGTTTTGGAGTTAGGTGATGGTGTATTTGAGGTATTATCTACCGATGGTGATACACACCTTGGTGGTGATGACTTTGACCAAGCAATCATTGATTGGTTAGTAACCGAATTCAAAGATGAAAACGGAATTGACTTGACGAAAGATGCGATGGCTCTTCAACGTCTTCGTGAAGGAGCTGAGAAGGCGAAGATTGAATTATCTTCTTCACCATCTACGGAGATTAACTTACCATACATTATGCCTGTTGATGGTATACCGAAACACTTGGTAAGAACATTGTCTAAGGCCAAATTTGAACAACTTGTTGATAGTTTGGTTGAAAGAACTATTGCTCCTTGTAAGTCGGCTTTGAAAAACGCAGGACTTAAGACAACCGATATTGATGAAATCATTTTGGTTGGTGGAACAACACGTATTCCGGCAATACAAGAAGCGGTTAAGAAGTTTTTTGGTAAAGAACCGTCAAAAGGTGTTAATCCTGATGAAGTTGTTGCTCTTGGAGCGGCTATTCAAGCGGGAGTATTAGCAGGTGATGTTAAAGATGTGTTATTGTTAGACGTAACCCCACTTTCATTAGGTATTGAAACTATGGGTGGAGTATTCACAAAATTAATTGAGTCAAACACCACAATCCCAACCAAGAAATCACAAGTATTCTCAACCGCAGTTGATAACCAACCAACAGTTGAAATCCACGTATTACAAGGTGAGAGAGCAATGGCTAAAGATAACCGAACCATTGGACGATTCCACTTGGACGGTATTCCACCATCAATGAGAGGGGTTCCACAAATTGAAGTAATATTTGATATTGATGCAAATGGTATCATTAATGTATCGGCGGTTGATAAAGGAACGGATAAGAAACAAACCATTAGAATTGAGGCTTCTTCAGGACTTTCAAAAGAAGAAATTGAAAACATGAGAAAAGAAGCTGAGATGAACGCTGAATCTGATAAAAAGGCAAAAGAAGATGCTGAAACAATAAATCAGGCAGATTCACTAATCTTTTCAATTGAAAAAACATTAAAAGATTTAGATGATAAACTAACTGAAACTCAAAAATCAGATATCAATACCGCACTTGATGAATTGAAAAAGTCACATTCAGAAAGAAATGTTGAAGATATTAAGGTTAACATGGATAAATTGAATTCAACATTCCAAGAAATAAGTTCAACACTTTACGGTCAAGGTGATGAAAACATGACTGAACAAGATTCTGAAGTATCTGATGTTGATTTTGAAGAAGTTAAGAAATAACTTAAAATTTTATAAAATAAGACCCTCAAAATTTTGGGGGTTTTATTTTTTTAGTATATTTGTATATGATTGGATTTTTTATCAACTGTTTAATATTCACGTGTTTTAGCCGATTTATGGATTACTATAAAAGGGGAGCTAAATTTGAGGGAATACAACAAGAAATTGCGAACCTAATAGGTACGTTTTTAGTTGGATTAGTGGTAATTGGTATTTTTTATTTAATTTTATTTTTAATACTTTAATATGAAAATAGTTACAAGAGTTTACGAAGATGAAGAAACAATATCTACATGGACTTATGATTTAGATAAGTTCAAGAACGGACCAATTTCTGTTGATATCAAATACAAAAACGAACCTGTAAAAAAACGTTCAGGTAGAGAAAAAAACCCAAAGAAATAATGAAAGTAATATTTTTAGACCACGATGGAGTTATCTGTTTATCAGGTAACTGGGGGTCACGATTTAAAAAACAAACAAAGGCTAAAAGAAAGTTAAGTCAAGATGTGATGACATTACCTGTTGATGCTCGCTTTGATAACTTTGACAAGAAAGCAATCAAGGTATTAAATGAAATCTTGGAAAAGACCGGTGCTGAAATTGTTGTCTCTTCTGATTGGAAACGTTGGGCTAATGTTGAGGAGATGGGTGATTACTACGAAAGTAAAGGTATTATCAAACGACCAATTGATTTTACAGATACTTTACTTGATGGGTCAAGAGTTACATGGCATCGTAATTGGGATTTGGAAGGTACAAGAAGTACTGAAATCCAAGATTGGTTATCAAACCATCCTGAGGTAACACATTGGGTAGCGATTGATGATTTGGAGATGGGAAAGACTGGACTACGTTACTCAATGGAATATGAACACGAGTGGGGATTGGACAACTTTGTCTTAACACCTTTGAGCAATGAGGGAATTAAACAGGTAGGGGTTAAAGAAAAGGTATTATCTTTCTTACAAGGGTAATATTTATTCTATATGAAGTATATTGTTACAGAGTCACAAGTTAAATCACTCCAACCAAGGATTCAAAAACTAATTGATTCTGAACTTGATTCATTACGTATAGAATCTGAAGACTGGGGAATGGGTGAGATGGATGAACTTGCTGAAGTACAATCTGTAGATAAGATAGTTGTAGATAGAGTTGTAACAATATCTAAAATAAAGGTTTATGTTAATATACATAAAAATTCAAATAGACCCGATTTTGATAATCTAATAGCTGAGATTCAGTATAGATTAGAAGATTGGATTCCAAGTATAGAATTGTACATTGAAGACATAGTAGACGACAGGAAATTTGGACCTGGTATTGATTGGTAATTAAATTAAATTATATATGAAAAATATTAATGTGTTGTTTTTTATCTTACTATTCACATCTTGTGCTAGTTTTGAAAATCTAACTGACGACAGAACAAGACCTGAAGATGATGAGATGTATTGGAACAGGACTGAAGAGTTTTGGGTAACACACCACGAACCAAAGGAAAGACCTGTATCAAGTGAGGATTATTATGGGAACAGAACTGTATTACCCCCTACGTACTACAACAACTATTCTGATTATAACTACTATAATAGAAACAATAATTATTATCCAAACTATAACTACCAACAGACGACACTACCGTTACCACCACCACCTCCACCACAACACAACAACCCTTCACCGACTATTAACACACCTAAACCAAATGTAACTCATTATCATAGAGGTAATGAACCACAAAGAGGAACTGGTAAACCAGGTGTTAGAAGATAAAAAAAACCCCAAAAGGGGTTTTTTAATTTATTTCAGGTTGGTCCTCATCAGTTGGTGGTAAATCTTCTTCTTTCTTTTCTTTTTGAATTTGGTGAATTATATATCCTGAAACGGCAAATTCAACACCGGTCCACATTACTAAATCAGTTATTGACATCTCAGAATGTTTTTCCAATAGAAAGAAAATCATACCCCATTGTGCGATAACAAATGCAATACCTGATTCAATTCTTTTTTTAGAAAAAAATGAAGGTTTACTTGAATACATTTTACCTAATTCAGAAATAACCCATTTAATATTTTCCCATCCAAAGAAAAATTTCTTGTTTTTCATAATTTTAATTTTTTTTGGTTTATCTACCTTGTCCTTTGTAGTTTTTTGGTTTTTGTTCTTTTGGTCCGTATTTTTTCTTTGATACACCTTCTCTTCTTTTTCCGAAAGTTTCTTTTGACCCATTAGTTGAAAGTTTTCCTTTTGCCATTTTAACTATTTACTTTTTAATTTGGTTTATTATAATAAATAGTTTTTAAAATAAAAAAAGGGACACATGTCCCTTCTTCATTTATCGTTAAATTGATTATTTTCCTTTAACTAATTCCATACATCTTTTTAAGTATTCTTTAGCTCTTGGTGATGGAGTTAATTCATCATCTTTGGTCTGTAATGATAATACTTTTTCAATGTCTTTAACTAACTCAGTACCATGTTCATTTTCCTTGTAAAGTTCAATTACTTTGTCCATCGCTTTGTTACATTGACCTGAAGTTTCATCAAAATAATTTCTATTTCTATAATTGTTTAAATTTTGTAGCATTTCGTAAGATAGATGTTCACCACCATCATTAACGTCTTTAAATAATCTTAAGTTATTTAAAATACCTAATGTATCTACTAAAGAGTTAACACCATTTTTTCTTTTTGTGATACTTGGAGTGTATTCCGTAAAATTTTCAGCTTCTCCAGTGAGTTCCGTTAATGGTAAAGAATTAGTTGTTAAACATCTTGGTTTCTTTTCAACCATTTCGTCTTTAACAGGCATATCTTGTTCTGAGATATATTGTCTAAGTGTGTTGCGAATTAAATTAGAGTTAATACTTCTTTTTTTCATAAATTGATTATTTTTCTTATATAAATACTTATAGATGTTAAATTATTCAGTATTTCAAATATTTATCAAATGATAATTCCATTTGAATAAATCATAAATAGTAAATCCGTTAGTATGAAAGATGGAGATAGTATACAGAACTTGGAAAAAAATATTTTTAGAAAATATTTCCGTAAAGCTTTTAATGTTAGGTATGTTCTTCAATCCACTTGGATTCGATGCAGTTCAATATTGGCTTATTTCACTAACAGGGAGTTTGTGGTACGCAAATCTAACTTTGTATTTTATTTCGGGCTTTTTCTTTGGTTTGTCTTTATTGTTCAAAAAATATTCTAAATGAGAAATTTAAATAAACATTTAATAAATGAGGAAAAATCAGAATCTAAAATTAAAAAGATTATTGATATTTTAAAATATAGTGATGTATACAGTGCTCAATTACGGAAAGATTTAAATCAAGTTGTTGATTATTCAAAAAATCAAATTGTTGATTTTAATTTATTAGAAAGAGGTGTTTTGAAAGTCCTTAAAATGAAAGGTGATAAAAATAGAAACATTTTGGATTTCTTCAAAAAGTTACTAAAGTCACTTAAAAAACGTGAAATAAACATTATTTTACAGGAACCTGAAAAAGATGATTTACCACAGTTAGAACCACAAGAACCTTCTATCATTCCAAAAAAAGTTTATAGAGAAGAACTTTATTATTTACAGGTTGAATTATTAAAATTACAAGAATGGTTACATAATACAGGTAAAACTGTGATTATTGTTTTTGAAGGTAGGGATTCTGCAGGTAAAGGTTCAGTAATTAAAAAATTTGTTGAGAATATGAATCCAAGATTTTATAATATAATTGCTCTTGGTATACCAACACCTGAAGAAAGAAAAAATTGGTGGGATAGATATAGAGGTCAAATTCAACCAGGAAAAGTTAATTTATTTGATAGAAGTTGGTATAACAGGGGATTAATTGAACCTGTCATGGGTTATGGTTCTACTGAGGAGTATGAAGATTTTATGGATAATGTTGAAGATTTTGAACAAGGGTTAGTAAAAGACGGGGATTACCTATTTAAATTGTGGTTTTCAATAGATAAGATAACACAAGCGAACCGATTTGAAATGAGACAACAATCACCTTTAAAATATTGGAAGTATTCACCTAATGATGAAAAGATGCAAGATTTGTGGGATAGATTTACAGAATTTAAAGAAAAACTATTTGATAAGACATCAACAGTTAATCATCCTTGGGTGATTATTGATTCAAACGATAAAAGAATTTCAGGATTGAACGCTATTAGATATATTTTACAAAATATACCATATAACGATAAAAATGAGGAAGTTTTAGATAAAAGTTTCCCTGAAGCGTTAACCGTATTAAAACCACCAACAGATGAAAAACGATAAAATAATTTCAGAAGGTTTAAAATATCACTTGGATTATGAGATTCCATTAACTGAAAATGTTTACAGACCTCTTTCTGAGAACTTCTTTAAATTAATTAATGAAGTAAGAGAATTATATAAAAACGATATGATTGACTTAAATGAAGATGAAACAGATATTGTTGAATCTGATATGGGGAAAACTGTTACTTTGTCTAATGGTGATATTATCTATCTTGACGTTCCATTTATTGAAGAGAACTTAAATGAATCTGAATACAAAGGAAAAAAAGTTCAATTAGGAAAACCTATGAGAAACTCAAGTGGTGGGAAAAAATATGTTGTTTATGTTAAAAACCCATCAACAGGTAATGTCAAAAAAATCTCATTTGGTGATGTTCATGGTGGTTTAACTGCTAAAGTATCTAATCCAAAAGCACGTAAATCATTTGCTGCAAGACACCAATGTGCTAAGAAAAAAGATAGAACCACAGCTGGTTATTGGGCTTGTAGAATTAATAGATTTGGGCACCTTTGGGGTGGTAAGACATATCCGGGTTATTGGTAATCCAAATGAAAAACGATATTAAACCATACGAAGACGTTATATTAAATTTAAATGTTAAAGAAAGGACATTTGAAGAGAATGTTACTGACGTTGAATTATTATGGCATCGTGACAGAGAAGATAGAACTATTGAAGTTATTGAAGGTAATAATTGGAAACTCCAATTAGATGACGAATTACCTGTTATATTAGAAAAAAATCAAAAATACTTTATCCCGAAAGGAGTTTACCACAGAGCAATTAAAGGTGATGGTAAATTAAGAATTAAGATTCAGGTTTAGAACTTTTGTCAAGTAAATTTGTAATCCTTCTTCTTGCCTTTTCACCTAAAGGAATTGGATTACCGTCTTCATCAATACTTACAAATTTAATATTTGTTCTTAAAACTATGACTTGATTACCTGTGTAAACATTATGAGCTCTTGCTTCCATATATAATGTAACAGATGTTATTCCTAATTTTGATGGGTACCCGTAAATCTTTAAAAGTTGACCTTCCTTTGCAGGTTTTTCAAAGTAACATTTATCAATAGATACTGTCACCATTCTTGGGGTATCACAAATTTGCATTGAGTATCCTGCAGCTGCAGCATCTGCCCAAGCTAATAATTTCCCCCCAAATAAGTTTCCGTGAAATCCTAAATCAGATTTTTTAACGGGATGTGTGTTTAATAGTTCCATAAATGGAATTATAATTAAAAATAAAGTAATTTGAAATAGTATTTATTAATATGAATTATGAAAAATTAAATCATGTCTTCAACGAACAAGTTTTTGAATACAATGGTCCTGTTTTTACAATAGAAGATAAAAATAAGATTAGTTTTAAAATTAATATTGTTGGAACTAAAGATTTGATAAATATTGGTGATTGGGTTAAGTTTTATTTGGTTGATGTTGAAATTGTTAAAATAAATAAACCTTTGTTAACTTATCTATATCTTACCGGTCCATCCTCTATTGAAGATTTAGATATATCAAAAATAACAAGTGGGGATATAGAACCTAATGATTTAGATTTTGATAAAATTTCGGAAAAATTAACAAAAACCAATCTTATTACATGGGGGTTAGAAAATGAAATTGAATCTTTATTAAGATTTGCTAATATTGAATATGTTAAAATAAATAAAATAAATTTTAATTTACCTAATAAAAATTTTTTAACAGAACAAAGAATGAGTCGTAAAGCAACAAGAGATGTTGTTAGAGATATTGTTAATATTTTGAAAACTAACAAAAAGGGGGACTTTCTTTTACCTGGTGATGAAGATTTTTATACTTTTAAAAATTATCCTTTAGAATTTATAGTTGAGTTAGATATACGTCACGATAAAAAAATGGAAGGGTTTAAGATTAACGGTAGTTATGTTCCTGAAGAAGAGATTATTGAATTATTAATTATATGTAATCCTAAAACATTAAGACGTGATTTTTATAATATAATTGGTGAACTAAATGAAATAATTACTCACGAATTAGAACATGGTAGGCAGGAGTATAGGGGGGATTTAGATGACGTTAGTTTAGACACCGAGAATAATTTAGAATATTACTTACAACCTCACGAAATACAAGCTCAAGTTAAAGGTTTTAAAAGATTGTCAAAATTAAAGAAAGTACCATTTGTAGATGTTGTTAGACATTGGTTTAACACATATAAAGATATTCACGGTTTAACAAACGACGAAGAAAATATCGTAATAGATACTTTGATTGATTACAACTCAAAAAATTAATTTTTAAATCTTTGTAACATTTTATTAACTAACTCCCTAATAATCAAACTAGAAACTGTTAAAACTCCAAAAGAAGCTAATCTAACAGATATTTGTGTAATATCAGAGTCGGTGAATTCACCATTATGTGCCAATTCAAAAAATTGTGGTATTAAAGGAACAATAAAAGTGTAACTCATTATGTTGATTATTTTATGAGTTGTTAAATTCAAAGATTCAATAAATGTTAAAAATACATTTTTAAGTTCTTCACCTTTTTTTAGAGTGGTTTTAAAAATGTCTTCTAAACCTTTTTCTTTAATTTTTTCTAAAATTGTTTTGATTAATTTTTTATTGTCAAAATAAATAACAGCAATGACTCCGGTTAACAACAAAGACATTTCAACATCATTAATTTCAGGAGAAACTCCCATAACAAAATCATTAAGCGGACCTACTAAACCGCCAATTGTTGCTCCCCAAGTGATAGCAAATTCTAAATTAACACCTATTTGTTCTGACGTTTTTTTTAAAATATCTTTTACAAATTCGTAATTTCCTTTCACTATCTCACCTAATTCTGAACCAATTGATTCATTAATTATTAATTTTTTTTGTTCTTCAGTAATAATAAAGTTAGAATCCATATTTATATAAATATTAGTTAATATTTAATTATAAAGGCATAAAATGATAAATCCTGAACTTAAAGTTGGTGACAGAGTAATTCTTCTACATATGGAAGATGAATATAGTAATGTCCCACCAACGACTGAAGGTGTTGTTACGATGGTTAATGACGTAATGGGTGAGACAATTTATTCAGTTAAATGGGATAATGGTTCATCTTTAAATCTAATTTCCACAACTGATTTGTGGAAAAAAAAGAATGAAGATTTGAAAGAATCTTTTAATAATGCCGAGTGGAAAAGAACCGAAGAGTTAATTAAAAACATTGATGTTTTTAAATATTTTAACAGTAAATTTTTGAGAGATTATCTAAAAAAACTCAGAGAATGTAGTTTGGTAAATATGGCTGGTGCAGCACCATACCTGTATATGGGTAGGGATAGAATTAAGGCCGATATTTTTCTTAAAAATCATGAAAATGAATATTGTGATGAAGTTTTAGAAATGGCAAATCAAGCTCAATCAGAAATGATTTCAGGGGCAATGAAATTCTTAGAAAAAAACAACAAGGAAATTAATTTAGAAAATATTAATAGATGTATACAACGTTTATCCAGTAAAGTTTTATCTGTATATATTTTAACTTTCTAAAAAATCAAAACTCCAAGAATCATTTGTAAAAACAGGTTTGATGGGTATATCTAAAAATACTGCGTTTTGCTCACCAGCATAAAGACCAAGTATGTTATAATCATAAAATTCTTCAGATTCTTCCATGGTCATTGAATCTCTTTCACAAAGTATTGATAGAATCTTTGGTTTTGAATATAAGATTCTTCTACCATTACCAAATTCTTCAACAATACCAATTATTGCCGATTCTAAACCATCTAAAAGGACTGCCCCTTCGGCATACTCATCAATATCAATTTTCATATTATAATTGTAATTAAATTATTCTTCTTAATCAACATATTTATATTTAAAACAATATTATGAACGCATATTTTACAAGTATAACACCCGAAGAGAGAGCAAATATATTAGATAAACACAAAACAGTTTATGATGGATTTGCTACAAACTACGCACAACCAAATCAACAACCTTTATATGTTCAAGATTATGCAAACGATAAAGGTGGAATTACTGTGAGTAACAAAAATAATGTTACCACATATAAAAACATGTATATTAATGAAGATGTTTACAGTGGGATGGCTTATGACCCTGAGGAAACATTTGAATCTTTAGATATGATTGGTGACGGTCCTGACGATTTGGAATACGGAACATTTGGTCAGTCTGAATTAGAAGATTGTCAGTTTTGTAATGGTGTTGGTAGAGATGAGTTTAATGATGAAGAATGTGAATGGTGTGTGGGAACAGGATTTAAAGATAATAGTTCACATCATTATGATATTGAAGTTGAGCCTGAGTTTAGTGATATTGAAGTTTTGGACTTA